CATACTTAAATGTCACAAAAGGTGGCTTATCAGAAGGACGTAACTGGGAGCGAGTGCCGTTAATACCTTTCCGATACAACAGCCGTGAAATACCTCTTATTAAGTCGGTGAAGAGCTTACAGGATGGGATAAACGAAATCCTTTCAGACTTCAACAACAATATGCAAGAGGATGCTCGGTCAACGATACTAGTGATTCACAACTATGATGGACAGGATTTAGGAGAGTTTCGTTATAATCTTGCAAAATACGGTGCTGTTAAAGTGCGAAGCGATGGAGTTAAAGGCGGCATCGATACATTGTCGGTTGAGGTCAACAAAGACAACTATGAATCTATTCTTACGCTGTTCAAAAAGGCACTAGTCGAAAATGGTAAGGGTTATGATTCGAAAGATGATCGAATGAGTAACAATCCGAATCAAATGAATATCCAGTCGATGTACTTAGATATTGATTTGGACGCAAATGGTATTGAAACAGAGTTCCAAGCATCGTTTGAAGAGCTTCTATGGTTTGTAAACAAGCACTTAGAACATATAGGCAAAGGTAACTTTGATAATGAGACAGTAAAGGTAATCTTTAACCGAGATATACTCATTAACGAATCTGAGGTTATTGATAGCTTATCTAAATCAACAGACTTATCATTGGAGACTCGTATAGCCCAACATCCTTATGTTTCCGATGTCCAGCTAGAGTTGGAACGAGTTAAAAAAGAACGTCAAGAACGAATGAACGAGTTCGATGGCTATGATGATCATTTTAAAGCGATGAATGTGAAGTCTGGTGATGGTAATGGCCAAGAGTAGGGAATACTGGCGAAAACGATTCGAGATGTTAGAGCAAGCACAACATGAGAAAAGTGAGAGCTATTATAAAGACCTCGAAAAAGCCTATATCAAGACAATGCAAGAGATTGAGAAAGATATTGCTCGATGGTATCAGCGCTTTGCTGAAAACAATGAAATGACTCTGGAAGAAGCAAAACAGCAGCTAAAAAGTGAGGAGTTAGAAGAGTTTCGTTGGACTGTTGAAGAATACATCAAGCGCGGTAAAGAAAATGCTATTAATCAAAAGTGGATGAAGCAACTTGAAAATGCCTCCTCCCGTGTCCATATAAGCCGTTTAGAGAGTTTGCAACTACAACTTCAACAACACGTAGAAGAATTGTATGGAGAGCAAATAGAAGGTTTTCAGGAGTTAATGAAAGAAGTATATCAAAACCAGTATTATCATACAGCGTTTGAAGTACAAAAGGCTTTCGAGATAGGCTTTACATTACAAGCGCTGGATGAAACAAAGCTAACCAAAGTAATTAGTAAGCCTTGGACCGCTGATGGTCAAACGTTCAGCCAAAAGATATGGCGTGACCGAAACTTATTACTAGATACACTGCACACTGAATTAATTCAATCAATGGCTCGTGGTGAAGCTCCGGACCGTATGATTAGTTCAATAGCTAAAAAAATGAATACCTCACGTTCCAACGCTGCTCGGCTAGTAATGACCGAATCAGCGTTTTTTAGTGCTTCTGCTCAGAAGGATGCATTCGATGAACTTGATGTAGAGCGATATGAAATAATCGCAACATTAGATCATAAAACAAGTAGTATCTGTCGTTCCATGGATGGCAAAGTATTTAAAATGGCAGACTTTGAACCAGGCATAACAGCTAATCCATTTCATCCACGTTGCAGAACTACAACAGCTCCATGGTTTGAAGATGATTATAGCGAACGTATAGCGCGCGATTTAGATGGCAAAACATATTATGTACCAAGCAATATGAAGTATGAAGAATGGTATCAAACGCAGGTTGAAAAACATGGCGAAGAAAAGATTGAACGCATTAAAAAGATGCAACGCAATTTGAAAACAGATAAAGATCAGTATAAAAAATACACAAATACACTTGGTCAAATTGCACCTAAATCTTTTGAAGAATTCCAAGATATTAAGTATAGTAATGGTAATGAGTGGAATAAACTGCAAGATAATTTGTATGTTAAAACAAATCTTCAAAACGGAACTTTCGGAACCTTGGTTAATCCAGAAAAACAAGCACCGCATATGGACTCAACTCAAACAGAAGGGAAAAGTTATTTCTTCGATACGGTGGATGTACAAAAGATTTTGGATCAATATGCCGGTACTGGGATTGTGGAGAAGGATCGCCATGGAAATAGAACTGTAAAAGAAGTAATTGTTTTAGATCAAATTATAGGTGTAGCTGTCTCTAATAATGGAACTTATGAAACCAATAAAATAAAGATTCATCACTCGAAAAAACGGACGCATTTAGTACCAATTAGACCAGACTGAAAGGAGTGGAAGTATGGACATTTTCTGTGAACCGGGAAAAAAAATTAAAGTTACTTTTACTGATGAACAAACACTAGTGGGAATAGTTGACCATTGGACTTCTGCAAACGATAGTGAAGATGGCGTTCAAGAATTAACTATAAAGCCCATTGATGGTGAGCTTAAAAATCAATTAATTAATTTTAATGAAAATGAAGTAAGTACAATTGAAATTATCAAATAGGCACTTAACCAATAAAAAAAGGTTGAGTGCTTTTATAATGCCTTTTTTCGTCTTTTTCGAGCTAGTAGACGTTAAAGAATAAGCTTTCAAGCCTATCGTGCCGTTGCACGTAAAACACGAAATAGGAGGAAATAGACATGAAAAAAGAAGATTTAATTGCAATGGGATTAAGTGAAGAACAAGCTAATAAAATCATCGAAGGTTTTGGAACAATGATTCCTAAAAGTCGCTTTGATGAAGTAAATGGTGAGAACAAATCATTGAAAGAACAACTTGATGATCGTGATAAGCAGTTAAAAGAACTTTCTAAGAATGAAGAAGCTACAGAAGGTTTAAAAACAGAAATTGCTAGATTACAAGATGAAAACAAGATAGCTACCGAAAAGCATTCTGCCGAAGTAAAACAATTAAAGATTAATAGCGCGGTTGAATTAGCTTTGACAAGTGCCAAGGCTAGAAACCTAACAGCTACAAAAGCACTTTTAGACTTGAATGGTGTTGAAATCGATAAAGATGGCAATGTCATTGGTTTAGAAGATAAGGTGAAAGCACTTGTGGAAAGTGAAGACACAAAGTTTATGTTTGCATCTGATGAAACGGTTATCACAGGAACAACACCAGGTGGGCAACCAAACGGTGGAGGTAATCCGGTTGATACCTCAACAATGACGTACTCGGAGTTAGTTGCATATCAAGAGGCGAATCCAGGAGCAAAAATATAATTAAAAGGATGGTAAAAATAAATGACGAAATTTGATGCTAAATCGTTTAATCCGCAAGCATTCGGTCAATATGTAGACCGTATCCCAAATTTAAAAAGAAATGAACTATTGAAGTCCAAGGCGTTGAAACCAAGTTCTGAAATTCGTAGTTTATTCAGTTCACAAACTACGACTGCATACGGTCGTATACCGATGTTCGGTAATTTAGATGGTGCTGCGCTTAACTACGATGGTCAAACAGACATTACAGCTACAAGCACAGAAACATATGAACGAGGTGTAGTTGTTTACGGTCGTGCTAAAGCTTGGATTGAAAAAGACTTCTCTGAGGATATTACAGGTGGCGTTGATTTTATGGACAACGTTGCTCAACAAGTAGCAGCTTATTGGGAAGAAATCGACCAAGATGTGTTGTTATCAATTCTTAGTGGTATCTTTGCGATGACAGGCGCTAAAAACCTTGATTTTGTAACTAATCACACTTATGACATTACAGAAAAAACAGGTGAAGACTCTCAAGGTAACTCACTAAACAAAGTTGGTCCAGCAACACTTAACAACGCTATGCAGCAAGCATGTGGTCAAAATAAATCTAAATTTGCAATTGTTATCATGCATTCAGCAGTAGCAACGAATCTAGAAAACTTACGCTTATTTAAATATCTACAATATACAGATGCTGATGGTATCCAACGTGATTTATCTATTGGTACTTGGAATGGTCGCATTGTATTAGTTGACGATTCAATGCCAATTGAAGAAGTGCCAGAAGATGGCGGAAATCCGGCACATACAAAATATACAACTTATGTACTTGGTGAAGGTGCATTTGATTACGAAGATATTGGAGCAAAAGTACCTTATGAAATGTCTCGTGATCCAAAAACAAATGGTGGTCAAGATACGCTGTATAGTCGCCAACGTAAAGTTCTTGCTCCTTATGGCATTTCTTACGAAAAGAAATCACAAGCAACTTTATCACCAACAAATGATGAATTAGCAGATGGTCAGAACTGGGCATTGGTACACAACGATGGTAATGGTGCTGCTCGTAAAGCTATCGACCACAAAGCTATTCCAATTGCTCGCGTTATTTCTCAAGGATAAAGGATGGTGTAAACATGCTAGAAGATGTTAAGAAACGGTTGAAATCACTTGACATTAGCGTATCTAGTGAGCCAAATAGCCAGGATGAATTATTACTGAACTTTTGCATCGATAAAGTAACAAACCATATCAACAATCAAACAAATCTATCAGAAATTCCTCAAGGACTCCATGAAATCGCAGTGGATATGGTCGTTGGGGAATTTTTATATACAAAAAAATCGATGGGAGCCTTATCTGTAGATACATTGGATTTTGATTTGATTGCTAAACAGGTCCAAGAAGGTGATACAAACACTGTCTTTGCTATCGAAGCAAAAAACACGCCGGAAGCTCAATTTAATGCCTTTGTTGCCTACTTACAGCACAACGAGGTAGATTTTGTTCGTTATAGGGTACTAACATGGTAAGCGCTCGTAGAAAGGCTGTAGAGTCGTTGTATAAAGGGTTGTGTACGGTTAAGGTATGGCAAGCGGTTGAAGATCCGATTACTCATGTCACAAAACATCAACCAGTAGCATTGTTTACAGATCAAAAGTGCAAGTTGTCATTTGAAAAACAAACATCAACTACTCCAACAGGTGGCCCAGCGGTGATTGCTCAAACTACTAAATTATTTATTGCACCTGAACTTGATATACCAGCGGGTTCTAAAATCATCGTTACACAGCACGGTAAAACTGCTGAGTATGCAAGAAGTGGTGAGCCTGCCATCTATACAGATCATCAAGAAATAATGCTCGAAGCATTCGAGAGGTACGCTTAATGGGTAGAGGTGGACGTGTTGATTTAGCACAGTTGAAAGCATTCGAGAAAAAGTTAGCTAAGTTGGCGAGGATAGATTACGAAAAATTTTGTGAGGCATGTGCTAAAGAACTTGCTGCAAGACTATTACGAGAAGTTATTAATAATACATCAGTGGTTACAGGTACATTAAGACGAGGTTGGACAGCGGGTAAAGAAAACAAAAATGAAAAGGGCAATATTATCGGCGTTGGTGGTAAGAGTGGTTATGCAAATTCTTTAGAAGTTGTTAGAAATGGTGATATTTTCGAAATTACGGTTTTTAATAATACTGAGTATGCGAGTTATTATGAATATGGTCATCGTACCCGAGATCACAAAGGATGGGTAAATGGTCGATTCACTATGACAATAGCTGCAGATAGAATTGAAGGACGAGCGCCAGCCATTCTAGAGAAAAAGCTTTATACAATGCTAAAGGAGGCTATCGATGGAGATTAATGATATTCAAAACGCTATATCCGTTAAGCTTCACGAAGCGTTCGGAGCAGATTACAAAAAATATATTGATGAAGTGCCGCAGGGGTTTGTCACTCCTGCTTTTTTAATTCAATTTTTATCATTGGAGCATATAAGACAAATCGGTAATCGATGGAAAGTCACAACATTATTTGATGTACAGTATTTCCCTGAAAACGGCTTATCTGAGGCGTCTAACATGACTTTGAAGGTGCAACAAGCAGTAAAAGAAATAACATTGTTAAATGGCTCGTTAATGCTTGGTACAGGAGCCAACAGTGAGGTTGTTGATGGTATTAGTCACAACTTTATTCATTTTAATTTCTTCTTACAAGAAGTCGAAGAAAAGATTTTTATGGGCTCGCTTGAACAACGTACTAAAACGAAAGGGTGAATGTGGTGGCAAAATTAGAGACAATTCAAGACAAAGCAAAAGCAACTCCTGCTGACGTATCAGATGCTTTAGATGCACCCAAATTTACGAAAGTGCAAATTGTAAAAAGTAACAAATACATGGCTCGTCGTGATGCATTAAATGCATTACTAGTAGATGGCAAAAAATACTCATTCACCGATGTGGACGGGATTTTAAAGAAATTCGATAAGGGAGGTAAACAATAATGTTAGGTGGAGGTCCATTTTTAACACAAAATAAAGTGTTACCAGGTACGTATCACAACTTTATTAGTAAAGCTCGTGCATTTGTAAATCTAAGCGATCGTGGTTATGTAGGTCTGCCAATACCTCTAGATTGGGGAGTGGACGGTGATGTATTCGCAGTAACACAAGAAGATTTACAAAAAGATTCTCGTAAAATCTTTGGCTATGATTACACGGATCCAAAACTAAAAGGCATCCGTGATGTATTCAAAAATGCTATCACAGTATTTTTCTATAAGCTTGCTGTGGATGCAGTAGCAGCTAAAAATGACTATGCAACAGCAAAGTACAAAGGTATTCGTGGGAACGATTTTACGATTGTTATTCAAGCTAATGTGGATGAACCAACGAAGTTTGATGTTCAAACACTACTCGCCAATGTGTTAGTAGATGAACAAGTAGCTGTAGAGACTGCTGCAGATTTAAAAGCTAATGATTTTGTTACATTTAAGTCTGATGCAACACTCGAATTAACAGCTGGTACACCATTAACTGGAGGTTCAAACGGTTCTGCTATTACAGGTGGTGCCCATCAAGAGGCG